GGATCGCATCGCCGGTGACGGTGGGCCGTGTCATGGCGGCCGCGGCCTGGTTGTTGGCGTAGTCGCCGGCCCTCATGCGCAGGCCGGTGAGATCGGCCACCATCGGCGGCGCAAAGATCCGCGCGGGTGACAGGTAGCCGGCAGATGTGAGCATCTGAACTGATGGCCCTTCGACGAGCGCGTCGAAGGTGTCGCGCAGGCCGCGACCATCAAGGCGGCAGGGTGTGGCGGTGACGCCCAAGCGCAGCGCACCGGGCCAATGGTTCAGGATCTGCGACCAGGAACCGGCGGCCGCGTGATGGGCTTCATCGATGATGATCAGGCACGGCTGCCAGTCGATTGTGTCAAGCCGGCGGGTGAGCGTTTGCACGGATGCGACTTGCACCGGTGCATCTGCACGCTGCACACCGGCCGCGATGATGCCATGCTCGACGCCGGCGGAGGTGAGCTTGCCGCTGGCCTGATGGATCAGTTCACGCCGATGGACAAGGATCAGCACCTTGCGGCCGCGTTCGATCGCGCTTGCGGTGATGGCGGCCAGGATGACGGTCTTGCCTGCACCGGTTGGAGCCACCAGCAGCGGCGCGCGTGCGCCTGAGCGGTAGGCATTGCGCAGATCGTCGATCGCGCGGTGCTGATAGGGGCGGAGTTGCACGCCGATGTTGCTGTTAGCCGCCTGATGCTATACGATGCGGGTCGTTGCGCCACTTCATGGAGAACGCCGACTACCACGCCCACCCCGCCATCTCAAAGTCTCATCTGGATCTCATCGCAAGATCCCCGCTGCACTACTGGGCGCGCTACATCGACCCGAACCGGGTGCCGACTGAGCCGACTGATGCGATGCGACTCGGGACCGCTGTCCACACACTGACGCTCGAGGCTGATCAGTTTGAGGCTCGCTACGTCACCACGCCGTCGGTCGATCGACGCACCAAGGAAGGCAAGGCCCGCTGGCTTGAGTTCCAATCCGAAGCCGGTGATCGCGAACTGATCGACGCCGACGATCGCGCAACCATCAGCCGCATGGCTGAATCGGTCTGGCTCCACCCGGCCGCGGCGATGCTGCTGCATTGGCAGGGCAAAGCCGAGACCACGCACATGTGGACCGATCCGACGACCGGCGCCGAATGCAAGTGCCGGCCGGACTGGCTGACCAATGACGGCAACCTGATCATCGACCTGAAGACAACCGAGGATGCCAGCCCGAGCGGCTTCCAGCGGAGCGTCGCAAATTATCGCTACCACTGCCAAGCGAGTTGGTATCTCGACGGAGTTGAGGCGGCCACCGGCCACCGGCCCGATCAGTTCATCTTCATCTGCGTGGAGAAGAAGCCGCCCTATGCCGTGGCCGTCTACGCCGCCGATGCGGAGATGATCCAGATCGGTGCTGAGACTGCCGCGCGTGATCTGGCCCGGCTAGTCGAATGCAAGGCCAGCAACACCTGGCCCGGATACAGCGACCAGATCGAACCGCTCAGCCTGCCCGCGTGGATGCGGCCGCGGGCTGATGGTTCACTGCCTAACCCACCTGAGATCGAGACTTACTGATGAAGAACCGCAATCTTTACGCGCCGGACAGGCTCAAGCCGTTAATGCCGCCGCCGCCGTTAATCCACCCAGACATTGAGACGGACCGGATCAACATGCGGCGTTATGCAAGAGAGCGCTATCTAGCTGGTATTTACATCGACACGGACTTTCAACCATGACCGACCAATCCACCGCCCTCACCACCACCAGCACCGGATCGGTGTTCTCGGGCATCCAGGCATTCGAGGACGCCCAGCGGATCGCCAAGGCGCTCGCCAGCAGCACCCTGATCCCGCCGCAGTTTCAAGGGCAGCAGGGCTTCGCCAACTGCTTGGTCGCGCTTGAGATCGCCAACCGCATGGGCATCAGCCCGTTTCTGGCGATGCAACATCTGCATGTGATCCACGGCCGGCCATCGTGGAGCAGCAGCTTCATCATCGCGATGGTCAACGGCTGCGGCCGGTTCAGCCCGTTGCGGTTTGAGATCAGCGGCGAAGGCGACAGCCTTGCCTGCTATGCCGTCGCGACCGACCTGGCCAGCCAGCAGGAGCTGAAGGGGCCGACCATCACGATGGCCATGGCCAAGAAAGAAGGATGGGCCACCAAGTCGGGCAGCAAATGGCAGACGATGCCCGAGCTGATGATCCGCTACCGGGCCGCAGCATTCTGGGGCAGGCTGTATGCCAGCGACATGTTGCTCGGGATGCAGAGCCAGGAGGAAGTGGTGGACATCGAGCCGGTCAAGGTCACAGCGGCCGATACCACGCTCGATGACCTGAACGCCAAGATCGCGGCCGACCCTGAGCCGGTGGAGGTTACGACTGATGACCTCTTCTGATTATCTGACCGCGCCGCAGCTGGCGCAGCGGTGGGGGTTGCACCCTGACACGCTGATGCGCTGGCGCAAGGCAGGCAAGGGCCCCGCCTATTTCAGAACGCCCGGTTTCGTGCTCTACCCATTGGCCGAGGTTGAGCAATACGAGAAGGCCAACACCATCACCCACGATTCACAATGACCTTCAAAGCAAACGGCGCACTGTTCAGGAACACCGAGCAAAAGCTGCGCGAGCGGCTGCGCGGCCGTTACGACGCCAGCAAGAACTATCCGATGTATGACGGCGTGGTCAGCGTGCCGGCCGATCAGGCGTATGCGATGGCCAACTACCTGATGAATGCCACGCCGAACGATCGGGGCAACATCCCGATGCGGATCAGCGGCTGGCGGAAGGAACCGGCCAGCGGCGGTGACGCGTATGTCTCGATGGCCATCGAGCCGGACTACAAGACGCAGAAAGCGATCGAGGAGGCGGGTGCCACTGCCGAAGCTGCGGCCACAAGCCTGGCCAAGGCGACCGGCGGCACGGTGATTCAGGACGACGTGTTCTGATTCATGATCATTAGCTCTAGGCGCGCGATCTCATGGACCGCCGCCTGGAGCATCTCCTGCTGGCGCATGGTTTGCCGCAGCAGCTGCGCCGCCAGTTGGCCGACGTTGCCGTGTTCGGCCAGCCCGCGGCAGTTGGCCTCGAGTTTGAACAGCTTCTCTGGTGGGATGTCAACCACCATCCACTTACCGAAATCCATCTAACCGGGGCGTAGTTGCCCCATCGTGCCAATGAATTGTCCGAAGTGCTGTAGCAACGATCTCCGCGTCAAGCACACAAACAACAAACTGCCGAGCCAGGTGGTGCGCTATCGGCTTTGCAAAGCGTGCGGGTTCAAGTGGTTCACGGTCGAGACGCGGGTGCCGGACTACACGGTGGGGTGGGCCGCGTCGATGCAGTCGAAACCGGTGCTGCGTGTGCCGGTGACGGTGACGCTGCAGCACGTCGAGGAAGCGGACATGCGGCAGATCCTGCGGGTCACCGGCGGCATGAACAAATGTGACAAGGCCGCTTGATTCGCCGCCACCGGTGGCGTATTGTGGCGAAGTCCACCCGACACCGACCCATGCTCACCGCCACAGCCCTGGTGATCTGGAAACTGTTCCTGCCGCTGCTGGTGCTGGTCGCTCTGATCGACTGGCTGACCGCTTCCACCGATCGCCGTGTTCGCGTGCTGGCCCATGCCGGCCGCAGTCAGCGCCAGATCGCTGACTCGCTTCACATCACCCGCTACCGCGTCCGCAAGGCGCTCGCATCATGATCAACCGCATCGCCGCCGCTGTCCTGCTGCTGATGGTCTACGTGGCCGGTCTCGACACCGGCCGCACCGACGCCGTCAAAGCGCACCACAACCATCCCGCCTGCCATCAGAACCTGAAGCCATGACTAGGCCAGTCAAAACTCTCAACGCAGTTAAAAATATGGTTCGGAACCGTGGCGGACATTTAGAACAATGTTTTCGATGGGGAGCAAAAGAATGGTGCCCATGGATTCCCAACCCTAAGTATCCTGGGACTTACAAAGCAACAGCTTCGGATGGTTCGTGGTCTTATGAGTTTGCAGAACCGAAGTATCTGCCGCAAGGCATTCACGAACTTCAAGGCTTGCTTGATTGGGCCAATGACTTTTTATCCACCGAACAAATGCCATGACCATGCGCCGCTTCTATTTCCAGATCCGCAGCGCCAACGTGATCGAGGCCATCACGGCGCACAGCCTGACCGAAGCGCAGCAGATCGCTGCCGAAACAGGCTGGCTGCCGTGGTGGTCCGAGATCGAATGGCTCAACCCGCAAACTGTGACCGACCCAGCGCTGCACCAATGAATACCTACCGCGTGATTCTTGAGACCGATCAGGTCGAGCTGTTGGCGCCGAACGCTGCCACCGCTGTTCTCAGCGCGATGGAGCTTTACCCAGACCAGCAGTTGCTGAACGTCGAGCTTGAGCCCGAATGGGCCGACGATGACCACCCATCACTGACCGCTGCTGAGCGGAATCCGAGCCTGCGATGACCGATCACATCCGCGCCAAGCTCGAAGCGCTGATCAGCGACTCGGGCATGTTCAACGCCGGCCAGCTTGAGGAGCGCCGCCGGTTGCAGTTGTTGATCACCGCCAGGATCGACGAGCTGCGCGGCGCCGGTAGCGTGCCGCATGTCAGTGCCGTATGCGCTGAACTGCTCAGAATCCGCCAAGCACTGGAACCATGCTGAACCGCGTCCGACTCGACCAGCAACGCGCCGAAATGCTCGATTCGCTGTATCAAGCCAGCGGCCGCACCTGCGGCACTTACACAGGCCTGTGGCAGGAGTTCTGCCAAGACATCGCCACCAACTTCAGAGACACTGACTACGCCGACCTGCACGCTGCGTGCGTGATCGCGATCGACCACACTGAGAGCCACCTGGCCGAGAAGCACGCGCAGCAGTGCATCGCTGTCTGCCGGCGGTTCTTGCTGAGGGAGAAGTGGCTGTGACCGACCGCAAGCCCAACGGCAAGGGCCGCAACTTTACGGTCAACATCAGGATGAGCCGCGAGGAGATCGAGGCCGCGCGGAAGCTGGGTGATGGCAACATCAGCATGGGCTTCAGGCAGGCGATCCGGTACGCGTGCTGGAAGGAGATGCGGCCCATCAAGCTGAGCACCATGCTGCGCTCAGCGTCGGTGATGGCGGCCGCGCTCGAGGATGGCAACCATGAGTGACCACTACCGCCACGGCGAGATCGAGTGCATCGACGCCATCCAGGCCGCGCTGACACCGGAGGAGTTCCGGGGGTTCTGCAAGGGCAACGTGCTCAAGTACGTCTGGCGCGAGCAGCACAAAGACCCGGAATCGTTAAGGAAGGCACAGTGGTATGTCGTCAGACTCCTTGGCACCATGGAGTCATGAAGCAGACACACCTGAACTGGCTCGAGCGGTGGGCGCTGCGGTTGCTGCACACAAGCCCGCGCGTCAGCCTGCTAATCCTGAAACCAGTTGACACGACGCTGATTAGTTGGTCGGCGCGGCCTGACGACAAGATCGCCACCGCCATCATTGATGACCTGCTGTGTTTGCCTGAGACCAGCGACGACGAGCCGGCGAGCATGATGCTCGAGCGGTTGTACCACGCGCCGAGTTACGGCGAACGCGAATGATCAGCTTGCACGCCGGCCGCCTGCTGCTGGTGTGCAGCTGCTCCTCTCGCAACTGGTGGGCCCATGTTGTGCTCGGCCCGCGGCCTGAGTTGCAGATCAAGGCCGACACCGGCACGGTCCACCTGCCTGATGCGCTGATCCGCGCGCAGTCGATCTACAAGATGGCAGTGGCATCTATGCGGCCCGCTGATGCGCCGCGTATGTGTTGGGATTGTCTGCAGTGGGATATGCGGCGGCAGCGGTGCGATCTGGGACTGCCAGAATCGAAGCGAAGCGGCGGCCGCTATGCGCCCCGGTGCGAGATGTTTCAACCATGTCGCGCGAATGGGTAACGGCCACGCGTGAACCGTGGTGCCCGCTGATCAAGCAATGCCTTGACGGCATCGACCGTCATAACAGTTTGTACTTCAGCACCGGCAACCCGTGGCACCTGCATCGAGCTGAGTACCTGCGGCAGTATGTGGTCGAGCTGAAGGACTGGATCCATCGCGATGAGCGCGCCGGAAGTGCTGAGCCGTACTGATCGAGACGGCGGCTGGATCGAGACGTTGCAGCCCGAAGGTGGCGGCGAGCTGTACTACCGCAGCTGCGCGCACGGGATGTGCCGCTACTCGAGCGACCTGTGGCAGGCTGAGATGTATCTGGACCACCTGCTAGCCCGATGACGCTGCCCGAGATTGCCTACCTGGCCGTGATGTACTGGGTGATCTGCGTGCTGGTCATTCTGCTGCTGAGTCGGATCCTCCCGTGATCCATCGGGCCACGGCCCACTCTCCCAGCTCGGTGTAGAAGTCCTGCTGGCGATACCAGTCAAGCCAGGGCTTGTGGCCCTTGCGGCTGTTGCAGCTGAGGCAGCAGGCCACCAGGTTGGCGCGCACCGTCAGGCCGCCATGGACCTTGGGCACCACGTGGTCGAGGGTTGGCGATCGGCCCAGGTCATCGCCGCAGTAGGCACAGCGATAGGACCATGCCAGCAGCACCTGATCGCGCGCCGATCGACGGGTGATCAGGCGGGTTCCGTCAATGTGCGCCTTGTCCACTGAGATTCGGCGGCAGGGGCATTGCCTGAACCTCGAGGGTCAGGATGTCATCGTCGTCGTGGATGTGCTCAGCGATCCGGCTGTAGACATCAGCCGGCAGGTCTTCGGGGTCAGCGTCGGAGCGGACCACGATGGTGGCGGTGACTTCAACGATGAAGGCCCGCATGGGATCGCCGCCGCTTGCCCCAACGGTAGCGGGCGCGACTGGATCAACTGCCGGATCGCCACATATGGCGTATGATCCGCCCCATGACTTACATCCTCCACACCGGCCCGTGGCACATCGGGCCATTCCCGACCCACATCGCGGCGCAGCACTTCGCTGAGAGCCACGGCATCGACGACTACCGCATGATCCCGCTTGATGATCCGGCCGAAGCGCCGGGCCGGATCGCGCGGTTCAATACTCCCAGCGCACCCTAGGCCGGCCCTTGCGGATGCCGAGATGTGTAAATCCCTTGGCAGCGCCGTAGCCGACGCTATAGGGCCAGTTCTTGTCGCACCAGTCCTGGACCGCGTGGATGTCTGCGCCGTGGACAAAGAAGTCAACCGCACCCACGCCGGGCGCGTCGTAAAGATGCTCGCTGCCTGAGGCCCCGCCCACCTGCCGGTTGATGGCCGGCGGCCTGAATCCCGACGTGATCACGATCGGCTTACCACCGAACGCGCCACGCACCCGCTCAAGGAACGCCGCCAGCTCGGCGGCCGTGTCGATCTGGTGCTGGTGGTCGAACCTGCGGGCCTCTTGGTCAAGGGCAAACTCGCCTAGCCGTATGTGGGGCGTGATGTGCGCTGAGAACGGGCTGGCGGGCGTCAGCTTGGCCGGTTGCCGGTCTTGCTCAGGCAGGCCCCATAGGCGGCCCTCGGCCTCTCTGCGGCGCTTCAGTCCGGCCTCGACGTTGGTGCCAGGGTTGCGGTAGAGCAGCAGCGCCTCGGGCACCTTGGCCCACTCCTTCGCCTTCAGCCGCTTGCTCAGGGTTTCAAAGCCCGGCGCAGAGTAGAAGCCAGAACCCAGGTTGTAGGCGAACGAGATCAGCGCGCACTTCTGCTGGTCGCTCATCGCCACCCAGAACGGGACGGTCGCGCGCAGCTTCTCAGCGATGCGATCGACCTCACTGCGCAGCAGCATGTCGGCCTCGACCCGGTTGATCTTGTCACCCTTCTGCACCTTGCGGCCGTCGCTGTAGCGCGTGGTGCCCCAGCCGATGGTCCATGGGTCGCCGCCGCTCAGTGGGTCGGGGTAAGCCTCAAGGTGACAGCCCTCGAACTGCTGGATCAGCTGCAGCGCTGCGCCCAGGTCAGCCTGCTTGCCGTCTTGGCTCCATGTCTGGAACCATGATTGATCTCTATTAAACAGATCCGGCGCAATCTTTAATAGCTCAGCTTCCAGTTCAACGATCGCCGCCATCTGATGCGGCAGCCCTTTCCAGTAGCGGAAGAGGTCGCTTGGTTTGATCGGTGCTTTAGCCACGCTTGGGGAACATCAGACGCAGTGCCTGCAGCAGCAGTTGGATCCAGCTATTCGACTTGAGCGGGGTCAGCGCGATAACCTCGCTACCAGCGGCGAGGATGATGGCGATGACGGCGACGGTTTGCGCGTCCATGATCAGCGGTGTGGGCGTGCCTCAAGGGTAGCCACGCGCTGCTCGACGCCATTCAGTCGCTTGAAGGTCTCCTGTCGATCCGCGCGGATGTCGCCATGGAGCACCTCGAGCTGAGTGGCGATATGCTCGACGGCGGCGGTGAGCCTGATCACGGCGTCACGCGCTTCATCGTTGCGCTTGCTGAAGCCCATCGCGCCCATCGCAGCCACGCTGATGGATGCCCCAGCAACAGCAGCGATCAGCTCGATCATGCACCTAGGTTAGCGCCCCTGCCCGCGGCGAGGTTTCTTGCCACGTCGCCGTGGCCGGCTGTTCTGGCCGTAGCCGATGCTGGTGGTTTTTGGTGGTCCCGGTTGGTGGTCAATCCGGGCGGCGCCAGTCTTGGCTTTGACGGCCATCAGGGTTCCTCAGGCCATTGCACATCCCATGGGAAACCCGCTTGAGTGGTTACATCCCGCAGAACTTGGCGGTAAGCTGCCCAGACCTGATGATCGACAGGAGCATCGGGCAGCTGCGTCCAGTCGCAGTCGGCCAGACGCTTGTTGCGGTCGGATCGGACATCAGCAGCCTTGGCGTTGGTGCGTTCGGTAATTTGTTCGGGTGTGGCGTCAGTGACTTGCCAAGTTTGCAGCCATTCACCATCGACCAGCATCGGGTTCAGCTGGTTGAGGTTTTGATTGGCTGGATTGTAGTCCGGCGGTGATTGCTCAACCACTGGGAACACATTCCAATCTGTCAGCACCGCATCCGATGGATTGCGAGGGAAGCTGGTATTGGGATTGTCGCGTCTCAGAGCACCGATTGAGTAGGGGAAAATCTCGACGGTCTGATTGGGGGCGAGGACGTACATGGTTTTAGCTCGGATTAAGGTGAATCCTATGCAAATGCTGCATAAATGTATGTTGCAGCATTTTCATTTAAGCCGGTATTGGTATTTTTAATTTGAAAGCCATCTGATTGAAAATCAACATCCTCTCCGGCTGTATCCTCGGCTGCGCTTGAGTTTGCCTTAAGTTTGTCGGTGCGTGGGTTTGAGATAGATCGTACTGCATCATACATAAACCAATCGCCCGTCCTGCTGGATGCTTTAATCATCACAAAATAAGGCTCAAACCCTAGGCCAGAAATGACAGGCCCCGTTGCACTTCCGTTGCCGGTGTAGCTGCCGAAAGAAGAGTACCCGACTACTGGGGCGAAGCAGTAGGCGACGTAGTTTCTTCCACTGGCGTTGAAGTCACTATTATTTGGAAATGTAAATGTAGACGA